GTCTGTTTTTTCAGTTCTGAAAAATTATTACTAGCTGCTTTCTTTAAATCTACCGTTAAGACTGAATGAATTTGATCTATCTTTTCATTCTGGTATTCTATAATATTTGCTAATCTTTGTAGTGGTGCTAATAAAGCCTTCATTTAGGAGTCTAATCTATATTTTTTATATTCCTATCTTATATATCAAAGATTCCATCATCGTAATGATGGAATCTTCATATTTGGAATCTTCATGTTTGGAATCTTCATTTTGCTCATCATGTCCCCAGATTGTTCCTGTTGACCTTCGTTCGCAGCATTCTGTTTCTTAATAAATTCAGCTAAATCTTTTACTAAATAATGAAATTCGTAATATTCCATTGATTCTAATTCAGAAGGCTGAATATGTAGTTCTTTATATATGTAAAACTTCGTTTTAAAGAAGTTCTCCAGCGATATCTTGAACAATGAAAAGAGACTTGATCCCGTCGCGAAACCCAATTGGGACGACCTCCCACTCGTCCCCAATCTGTACTTCCATGTCAGGCTGAATACCGATTTTCATCTGTTCCGCCAGCTTATAGATTAAGCTATATTTTTTGTTAGACCATCCATTCATTTCAATTTCGAATTTAAAAATACTCTTGTCATCAAATCCTCTCCATTCGCTTACTAAGTAAGGCATAACTTGAAGGACTGATTGATCAATTGATTCTCCTTTTTCTTGACGATCTTTAATATAAGACGTCATACGTTGCATGATACCAATTGTTGGTGGTTTCATTGTAATTGTTCCAAAAGATTTAGTTTCAATTAAAAAAGCACAAGCTTCTTTATCGTAATATTTATCTAAAGTATCTGGGACACTGAAATATTTAAAGTTTTCTTTTTTAACTTCAACCTCGTGCTTTTTACCTTTTTTATCTTTGTGTTGTACTGTTAATTTAGATTCAGGCTCTGGGAAAGTTAAATCTCTAATTGCTAAAATTAAATAAAATCTGTCTTCTTCACAAAGATCTTTATAAGACATTCTTTGTTTTTGAGAAGTTACTCTAATACAAGATTCTATCATTGAATTTAGTTTTTCATCGACGTCTAATATATTATTTTCGTCAATACTTGAGAAGTGTCTAATTTCAGCAACTTTAGCTGAACGTATGCTTATCTCAGTTTTTTCAGGATAAAACATACCGGCTGAAGGCAGGTTAGAAACATTAACATCATGATATCCTAAAACAACATCAGCGTCTTGCGCTTTATCTTGTTTAAATCGATCCATGTTAACTTTTCCTAAATTTTGTGGTTCTTCAACAGGTTGTTCTTTGTTTTCAACGATTTTTTGATATTCATCGTCTAAGTTTAAATCATTTTGATCTGCCATTGTTATTTCTTTTTAAGTTTTTTAATACTATCTTTATTCCATTCTAATATTGAATCACTTTTTAATTCAATTTCTTTTCTAATTATATCTCTAATAAAAGCTGAAACAGAAACTGGTCTCTCTCCATTTTCAATCGCGGCGCTTAATATTATTCTATTTATAGATGTCACTTCGTCTTCTGAAAGAAGAACTTGTAATTTTTTTGTTAGTTTATCCATTTTATAGTTATTATTATATCAACATATTATGTTTTTGTTTCATAAAAAAAGGGAATTCCCTTAAGAATTCCCCTATTTTAAAAATTCGATTATGCTAGAACTTCTTTCCAAGTGTCACATCTCCAACCTACTTCTAATGTAGCCGGTGATGCTTCTTCATACGATAATTCATTCGTAAATGGAAGTCCTGAAGTAATAAAGCAATCTTCTAAAGTTACTGTTCTGTAGATGTCTCCAGCTCTATTGAACTGTACGATAACAATAGTTCCAACGTAATCTTTCTTTAATCCCATAGCTCCAGTTTGTGGATCATATTGATTATTGTACCATTGTCTCATTGACTTATATAAATATGCTTGATTAGCATCATTTAAGTTTAATGAGAAGTTGATCGTTACGTCGACTGTTGTTGCGTCTGGCATACCAGCGTAAGAACGTGTAGAAAATTTGTATTTCTGTTCTTGTGCTGCTACTTCTTTGTATAAATCTAAACCTCCAATAGAGTTTATGTGTTGCAACATTAAAGGTGCATCAGATACTCCAGCTGGTGGTAAAACAGTTACTTCAAACAAGTTTCCTTGTACTGGTTCGAACTGTCTACCTGATCTAGATGTTTGGTCTTGTGAATAATGTGGTAAAGCCATTTTATATTATTTTCTTTTTTTATATATCTTAATTAAAATTTCCAGATTCGATTTCACCTGTATTTAGGATTGTAGTTCTATGTACAACTATTTCTAATCCTTTAACTGGCTCAACATAAGTATCAATGATACCAACATTATTATCGATTACATCGTCAGTGTTGTTTGTTTGATCCATAATATTCTTGAATGCATAAACTCCACCGTCAGACTTAACTCCTTCCATAAATGAATCTGCTAAAGTCTTAATTTCTAATCTTGTTTGTGTATTGTTAAATTCGAAAACGTAATCTTTTAAGATGTTAGCAATACCTTCTTGTATGTAAATTAAAGCTTCTCTAACGTGAGCTGAAGAAAGCGCTGATTTTACAGATTGTTGTGCTGTTTTATTTCCTAAGATTGTTAATCCAACTCCTCTTTGGAATACGATTGGATTAATTCCGAATGGTTCTAATATATCTCTATCAGATTTGTCAAATGCATATTCTACTCCTTTAACTCCTGATCCTCCTACAACTCCTCTTCTTGGACCTGCGATGATTGACCATGGTGTTGCGTTTGTAAATTTATCCATGTAGTTATTAGATACATACGCAGCTGGTGGAACGATTAAATCTTTTCCATTATCTGAAACAATTAAACCTGGTCCGTAGTAGAATGCGTAATTTGCTCCTGCTGTAATTCCTGGTAAAGAATATAAAGATGTTGGATTTAAATCTAAATTACCTCCTGTTTCTATATGTTCAACTTTGAATATTCCTTCTGAATCCTTGAATGAAGGATTAGATGAAGCTTTAAAGTCTGAAACTAAAGGTGCATTAAGTATAGCTGATGCGTTTTGTCTGTCTTTTGCTAAAGATGCTAATTCATTTTTGTTTTGTAATCCATTTACATCGAAAGATCCAAATGTATCTACAACATATCTAAAATCAATAACGTCTTTATCAACTAAAGCAGCGTGTAATCCATTTCCTCCTTTTACAGCGGCTAAAGCGTCTTGAATTTCTTTAGAACTTAATTGAGCTCCTGATAAAGCAAATGGCTTATATACTGAAGATGCATCTTCGAAAGAAGAAACAACTTGATTTCCCCATGTTAAAGAAACCGGTACGTCACAGTATACTGCGTATTTTGAATCGTTTAATTTAGAAACTCTTAAAACTCTTGCTAATCTTCCTGAAAGAGCTGGAACAAAATTTCCAGGTACAATTGAGAAAGAAGCTTGAGGTGCTGAGTAAGTTACAGTAAACATAGATCCAGCAGCTTCATAAGTTGCTCCTCCAAAATCTTCTGAAGCAACTCTTCCGTTTGCTACATGATAAAAATCGATTTCAGTTGCAGTTGTATATGATGTTGCTACATCAGCTTCACATATAATATCAAAATCTACAGTTGCGAAAACCTCTTCTACCATAACATCTGTTAATGCAGTTGCAGCGACTCCGGCTGCTGTAAGATCTCCATCATCTATATTTTGTTGAGTTGCTAATACTTCAGCTGCGGCTGTTTGATTTACTGCTGATGCTGAAACTGAAGTTACTTTTACGTATTCTCCAGATGCTGATGCATTTAAGAAATCTAAAGAATCTGCTGTTGCATTTGCGTATTCAGTTGCTAATACATTTACTAATTCTAATTTATTAGGGGTTGCTATGTTAATACTAGCAGTTGCTCCTGTTAAATCAACAGTATGTTCTGTTGTAACTCCTTGTTTTACAATGTATGATAATAATTCATAATCTTGATCAGCGTCAAATGTATGTCCAACTAAATCAATTTTAGTTCCATTTTCATTAGTTACTTGTTCTTCATCAATTGCACAGAATAAACCTGTTCTTCTTGATTCAGCGTTAATCATTGATTCAACATATAAGTTTCTTCCTTCTAAATCTTTAAATCCTGGGATTAAAGATCCACTGTATTGAGCTTCTAAAGTAACTTGTCTTAAATTAGAAAAGTTTGCTAATGATCCTTTTATTAAACCATCTGCATTAAAGTATGATCCGTATACTGGATCAGCTGACATAGTTGCAGCATCAAAGTTTCCTTTGAATACAAAAACGTCTACCATAAAATCAGAAATAAGATCAAAGTCATTTAAATATTCAGGTACATTACCTTCTCCATACCATTCTCTAGCTGGAATATCAAATGCTTTAGTGCTTTGTGCTTTTCTTACAAAAACTGTAATAGCTGATTGTTTAATGTTTACAAAATTAATTAATGAATTTCCATCAGCTAGTGCCGATGTAGATAAAGCGTTTAAAACTCTAGAATCAGATGGTGTCATGAATTTATCCATATCGAAGAAATCAGTATAATCTGATGTTCCTTCTTTTGAAGATAATGAATGAACCGATCCATTAGATACTGGTAATGCGTATGATGCTTTATCGCTAGAATCGAAACTTGAAGCGTTTAACGCTAAAATTGGTCCTCTAGATAAAGCCTCAATTGCTGATCTGTGGAAAAACATTCCTTTTTTCTCTAATTTTCTGTCGATAGATCCAAATACATTTGAAAATTCTTCAACAGTTGAAATTAAAACTGGTGTATTGTAAGGTCCCTTTCTTGAGTGACCTACTACTAATCTAAGTGTTTCAACATTAAGGTTTGCAGTCACTGACTTGTCAAACTCTAACCTATATACTCCACTTGATTTAAATTGCAATAATTGCGGACTTAGTGCCATAGTATTATATTTTTTATTTTTTTCTTTTATTATATATCTAAATTATTCGTGGGAATATTATAATAAGTCATAAATATCATATTGTAAATCTCCCTGTGAATCTGCGTCTCGATACAAGACCTTTTCCATTAATTTTACTTTTTCAGGGTCAATAACATCAAGTAATTCTTCAATGTAATCTGCATAATCTGTTGTTCCAAAAAATTCAGTTGCAGTTATTGCTGTCATTATGATATCATCATGTCCCATTTGAGCTCCATAGCTTCCGTTTCTTAATACTCCAAAAAGACTTGCTTCCTGTACGGTTTCTATGTCGTTTATTTTTATACGATTTAATTCTATTTGTTTTTTAAAGTTTTGACAAAATACTGATTTGTTGTCGCTCTTTAATCTTATACCAGGTTTTAATGTTCTTGCATCATGTCTATGTTTAAATCTTAATATCATTTCATCTTCAAAATCATTACGACCTGCAAAAACAGTTCTTAGATATTGTAATAGTATAGAACCGTATGTATTATATTCTATAATCATTTTTGTATTTTCTGAATTAAATATATCAACTGCTAAAGTATACAATATTTTAGCAAAGTCTTCAATAGGATGTTCATTACTTCTAAAAACTCCAACTTGATTTAATCTAAAGAAATCATACATTGCATCGGGGCTAACGAAGTTTTCAATATGTTGATCTTCCATTGGTTCTACTTCAAAAATATTAATTACAGAATAATCTCCTCCATTTCCTTCAGCAATATCCACTGAGAACATATAATATTTTTGACTGTTTGATGCTTCTTCAACATCGAAATCAGGATCAAATCCTAAAAATCCTTTTGTATCTATATGAATATTATCAAATTCTTCAAAATCATACCATTTCATTGGTTTTGCATTTTGTCTAATAACTTTCATTGTCCCTGGGCTTAATAGAAGGGTAGATGAACTTGTAAATTCATTACCATATTGTCTATTAAAAGCTTCTTCAGAACCTAAATTACCTAATTCTCTTTTAAACCATGCATCATCTCTGTCAGGGTGTTGCCACCAATCAATTCTTGTTGGAGTATATTCGTTGTTTCCTTTTTCTGCCTCTGAATATATTTCATAAAACTTGTTAAATCCATTTGGAGTTGAAGTAATATTAATACGTGAAATTTTAGAAGCCGAAAGTGTAGGATATACGTTTTCATAAAAAGAATCTACAATAGTTGGATGAACGTGTGCAAACTCATCAAGATATAAATTATGAATTGTAAAACCAATACCTGATTTTGCAGTAGTTGATTGACCTACTAAACGACATCCATTATCAGCACGAACATTCATAACATCATACTTAATAATTCCGGGTTTCATAAAGAATGGTAAATTCTCCAATACTACTTTTGCTTTATCTATAATTTCTTTTGTTGATTCTGATTTATTAGCCAATAGTAGTGTAGTTTTATCATAGTTAAATGTTAAATACCATGCATTAAAAATACTGGCTGTTACGGTTTTACCCATTTGTCTGGATGCCAAAACAATATTAAACCTTTCATTTTGAAAGTTTCTTAGCATTTCTTTTTGATAATCTCTAAGTTTTACCTGTTGAATACCTTCATCTGTCATTACAACTGCGTACTTTTCAGCAAAATAAACAATATCACCTGCACATTTTGCAAGTTCTGCAATCTCAGCTTCAGTATATTCAAATACAATATTACCTCTGCGTAAAAACTGTTTTCCTTCGTAGAAAGGCATAGGTACCTGTGGTCTATATCCCTGATCTAAAGCTAACATTAATTCATTAATTGATTTTGTTGACCAAATTAATTTATTAGCTTCATCAGAAGATTGGCCTTTCGGAATCCATCTATTATCTCCTACGTAATCGCTCATTATTCTTCTGTAATTTCTGCGTCTTCTATCTGATCATCTGATAGTTTTGCGTTCTGAATTATTTTCATTAAATCTTTTGTACCACGCTGTACCGTATCGCCAACTGGCGCACCACCTGATGCTTCAGTTATAACTCTATCAGTATCACGCTTTTTATACAATTCAATGTCTCTCGCTATCCTCTTTGCACCCTCTTCAGCCGCCATTAAGTACATAGTCTGAGACTTAATAATATCTAACATTGATTTTTGTAAGGTTGCTAATACTTCAAACATTCTTGGAGCTATTTCTCCATCTTCGATTGTTTCAAGCAATGTTGTTAGCGCCCTTTCACCAGCTTGTAATTGATAAATTAACGAAGACATTGTCATTTCATCAATTTTCTTTTTAGCTTGAATATATTCGTCTTTTTCTATAATATCTTCATCAAGATAAAACTTCATTAAAGACGTAATAGTTTTCTGCGCTTTTTTAGAAGAATTTACTTTTAGTTCTCCATAAGTTGGAAGCGCTGGTAAATCTCTTTTTGCTGGTAGTTCTGGATCTGTTTCAATAGATTCTTGAATTGGATCGTTATTTCCTATTAAATCATCAAGTTCTTTTCTGATGTCTTCTGCCTGAGATTTAATACTTTTCTTATTATCTTTTGACATATTTATATGTTTTATTATAGATTATTTATCCTAATTTTATTACCTAGCGTTTCTAAATCGCTGATAACCTAAACTTGGAATTGAATTATCTATAATGATTGATAGTTGATTATCTCTAACAACATATTGGTTTAACACATTACTATGTTGTTCTAATTCTATTGTTTTTGTAAATATTCTAATATTTGTCATATAAGAAGAATTTCCTCTTAAATGATAATTAGATTTTGAATCCCATATCAATGGTTGGCCGTGCTCAATTATTTCACTATATACTTGTTGTAAATTATTACTACTGTCTTGTGGTAAACCGCTATTTATTGTGTTTACGTTTTGATCTAATTTATATAAAGAAAGAGATGATTGTAAGAATTCATTATTAATATTTAATACAATACCATACCATTCTCCTTTTACTAATGTCGTTCCATGAGTATATGTATGTTCTACATCATCTATTTTCATTTTAAATTCAGATTGATTCATTCTTAATTTAAAACCTGATATTGCAGATAGATCTCCAAAGAGAAGATAATCATCAGTTGATGTTTCACTAAATTGAGGAGAGAACCAAAGCGTAAGGGCCATGTTGTCTTCTGATTTTAACTTAGATTCTACTGAATATTCAACAGCGATTCTAGTTGGATCAACTTTATCTAAATCGTAAAAGTTTTTACTAACAACAGTCCATCTATTCTTTAAATCGTAATCTTTAATTTTAAGATTTTTATCTATAAAGGTTCTAATACCGTCCCTATATGCGGTTGATACTGTTTGAAATTGTTGTGGATTTGTATCTTTTTCTTGCTCTTCTTTTTGTCTTTCTCCAAATATTTCTTCAACACCTGTTGTTAAATTATCAGTATCTACTTCAAATTGATTTTTATTAACTGAAGTTCTTTCTTGATACTTAACTAACTTTACTCTCCAATATGATTGAGCGTGATTAAATTCATCCGCAAGACTTATTGAATTAATTTCATACATTCTATTAATTAATGGAATATACATATAATCCTTGTTTCTAGGTGATTTTCCTTCGCCAAACACTGTTTCAAATTCAGAAGCGACAATATGTACCTCAAATTCTGCAAATTCCATACCGAAGATATCGTATGTTGCTCCTTCTTCTGGAAATTCGTTGTCTGGTACTAATATTTTTACATTTTGTTTATCAACTACATTGAATAAAGAGTATTCCATTAAATGAACATCCTCTGTTCTCATATCTGGTTCTGTTCTAAAATATTGTACTGAGTGTCCAAATATATTACTTGCCATTCCGACAAGTTGTTTATAAACATTAGTTGATTTATTTAAATTATATGGATTAAATAAATTATCATCGCATCCAACATCAATATTTGCACATCCATTCATTGCGAAAGGATCTGTACACTCTACACAAAATTGAGGACATGATTCAATAGTACCTTGATCTGTTTCTAATGTATAAGTTATTGATATTATTGAGATCGTACTTCCACTTGTTAGTGCAGCGACTTCAGCTTTAACATCGATCCACAATGGTTTTGCTGGATTAAAATTTAATCCTAAAAGATCTACAAACCCTGTTGTATTATTTAAAGCTCTCCATTCTGAAAATTCAGAATTTGTGTATGAAAATCTATATTCATAATCAAAGTAATTATTAGCATTTGCTGGAATATAAAATTCTAGTTCACTTGTTTCAAATTCTATTGGAACTGTGACATCTAATTCTATAGGTGTTGTTATTGTTGCGATTTCAAGTTCAGTGTTACCGATGATGATTTTATCTCCCGGCGAAAACTGACTAAAATTAGTAAGATTTCCATATACTTTAGTAGATCCTATGGATGTAGATACAGTACCTACTGTTTTATAGTTTTGTACACCTGCTACAATTTCCCAATCTAAAACCTTTACGGTATTATAATATGGTGTTTGTAGAGAAGCAATTAAAAAGTCTCCGTATTCGCTTGCTGTATATCCTGTAACCATTATTCTTCTAAATTTTCTTTTACTGTGTCTTCTGGCTTATATCTTTCGCCAGCAATCCATGCAGCAACAAATCCCGTTAATGATGCAAAATACATTGATAAATCGGTAAGACTAGAAGAATACCATATCGCTGAAGAACCGGCAATAAGCCATAAAGCAACTATCGCGTATATCATAACTTCTCTTCTTGATCTGGGGCCTGGTTTAAATATTCCAGTTTTTTTACTAGGTCTTCTAGTTTCAGCCCATATATATGTTGCACTATATGCTGTTAAAGAACCAAAATATACCGCTAGATCTGACAGACTTGCACCTTTATAAGTAGCAAAAACTCCCATTACAACCCAAAGAAAAACTATAATATAAATTAAAGCTTCTCTTTTTCCAAAATTACCAAGTATTTTCATTAAGAAAGATCTTATTTTATCTATATATTCTATAAAATAAGGGTGGTTTATTACCAATATTTAATTATTAATAATTCCTATAACTGAATTTGCAGTTTTAGGACTTAATTGATATCCACTACATGTTAATCCTATTGTACTGTAATTAGATCCTGATTCAACGTTAAACATTATACCGCCATCAGACGAATTATATTCATCAAAAATAAACATAAGTTCATAAAGTTCTTGAAACATTTTATCCTTAATAGTTCCGTTAATTCCGCTACCACATGTTACTGCGATTACATAATTACGTCTTCCACCTGGATTAAAATTTGCTCTACCCTCTATTTCTCCACCAATTGTTGATCTCATTGTACCAGAGTATCCACCAGCGGCAGGGGCTGAAGATTTATCAACTTCATACTCCTTATATTTTTTAACCACTTTTTCGATTTGAAAGGCTAATAAAGCAGCATTACGACCTATAAAAATATCGTAACTATCTTGTTCTTTACCTCCTTGTACATTAAGGTGCTCTTTATAACTAGGCAATTTACCTGTTTTTGCAAGAGACTTCATCGCATCTAAAGTTTTTAAATAACTATCTCCCCATTTATCATAGGCGATTTGTGCTAATTCTACCTTTTCCTTAGCCTTTGCTTTAATTCCTTTTTTACCAAATGCTAACGCTTCGTTAATTGTAGCAAATTGTTCAAATAATCTTACTTTTTTCATTATTAATATTATTTTATTTACTTTATATATCTTAATAATCTGTAACAATAGATACTAAAGGATCGTCTTTTTCTGTTTTAGGATCAATCATATCCATTATTGTTGTTATTAATGGTATTGGGTCTGCCCCCTTAAGGTCAGAGATGTCTTTATCTATTTCGCTAGTTATCCATAAATCTAAGGTATCTAATAGCTGTATTAAATGCATCCTTGAATAAGGAACGTCTTCTTCTAATATGTGTAACTTTTCAAATATATTGTTTACTTCTAATAGTTCATCATTATCGTATAGCTCATATAATTTAAATGTCATAGATAGAACTTTAAAATCAAATTTAAGAAGCTTATCTCCTTCAATTTCTAGAAGTCTACTAAAGCTTTTATCATAACTCTTATTAAATCTTATAAATTTTAAATCTGTAAGATCTTTACACATCATATAAATAAAATATGGTGAATGTACATTTTTATGTAAAAAGTCAGATCCTACTGATTTAACTTTATTAATCATAGGCATATACAAGTTTTCTAATAGAGAAATGATTTGAGATGCAGAAACTATTACAGAATCTTCATTAACTTCCATATAATCTAGATTGTTTTTAATTTCAACCCAAAGCCTATTGTCAAAGTGATTATATTTATGTAGAGTAACGTCGACTGACGTTATTTGAATACTTTTATCCATTGTAAATCTTTTAATATACTGTAATCGATCTATCTATCGATTCTAATTTAGTATAAAGTTCTTCTTTTGCGAATTTTTCAAGTTCTTTAAATTCTCGCTTTCCTATTTCGTTTTTATCGATAAAAACTCTAATAGCTTCTTCACTTGGTATATATTGTGATTTACTCGTAGGCTTTTTCTTAGCCGTCTTTTTAGTTCTGGTATAAATCCAACCAGGAACTCCTTTAAATCTACTAGCAACTAGTGACCAACTATCAATTACTGCTATTGGATTTATTCCATTGATATTAAATAATTGTGCGTTTGACGGAAACTTTATTGCAAAGAAACGATTGATCATAAAATGATGTCTTTTCTTATTGTGGTTTTTTATTTCAGCATATTGTTTTTTCTTTGTAAACATTATTTTTACAAAGTCAAATAGTTTAGTTTCGTCTAGCATATTAGAATAACTCTTTAGTTATTTTACTATTATCTGTTTGTTTTGTTTCAGGGGTTTTTAATCCGGCAAAAGGATCAAATCCACCGGGAGCTGATGTTCCCTTTTTCTGCAACCAATTAGTTCCTTCAAGTATAATTTCCATCTTAGTTAATTTATTAAACGTAGGCTCAATAGTAAAATCAGCTTCAATTGCTTTATAAATTTGTTTTTGAATAGGATCAGGGATTGTATTAAAATGTAATAACATTAAATCTAGATTTTGATTAAATCTTGGTTTAATTTCTTTATGGTCTGATTTACCTATAACTCTATATATAATATCGACTATAGAATCTACACTTTCTTTATTAAAGAATTGATCTATTGTAAAATCACCATGTTCTTTTTTATATTGATCTAATATTTTATATGCATTCTTTTCAGTAATAGAATAATTCATAATTTTACCTGACTTAGCAGTCTTAGTCCATGTGACTACACTTTGGATATTATCGCTTTTATCTCCTTGTAATATTTTAGAGAATATAAAATCATCACAGTTAACTTCTTCTATTTGAACTTTGTTTTTATTTACCCAATCAGATAGATCTTGTTTCATTCTGTCATGTAATACATTAGTTGAAGACATATTAAATAGCATATCTTCATTAGACATATTATCTGTTTTTCTTTCATTAAGTACGTCTTCGAAACCTTCAAATGCAATTAATTTACGTTTTGAATTATAGTACCATAAAGAATATGCATCAGTTGCTTTATTGTAATTTACAAGCTGTATAAGATCTCTATCACCTGTCCATACGATACAGTTTTTACCTTGATTATTTAACTGAGTAGACCAACCGAACAATACGTCATCTGCTTCTGCGCCATTAATTTGATGTATGATTACACCTTGTTTTGCAAGAATACTTTGAAATTCAGAGTATACATGAAAAACACCTTCCCAATTAACTGAATCGTCATGTGTACGTGTTCCTTTATATTGAGCATCTGGGAATAAATCTTTACGCCAAGATTTTGCATCAACTGCAACAACAACTTGATCTACAAATGCTGACATTTTACGTATTTCAGAAGCAAAGTCAATACATAATTTACGCATTAAACCTGCTTGACTATCTTGCGTTCCTAATAATTGTTGACCTTTTTTACGAGGAAGGACGAATAATCTACTGTGTAAAAAGTAATTACCGTCTATTAATAATGAATGTTTTCCTAATTTCATATTATATGTTTTTATTTTATACTACTAATATAACACTTTTTTGCGACATAAAAAAATTATTGTCTAACTATTTCTTGTAATTTGTATACACAACTTAATAATGTTATAACTTGATCTATTACAAGGTTTCTTTGTGCTTGGTGTTCTGCAACAACAACTGCAATTTGCGGTATGAATCTTGTTGCACTTTGTTTTTCAGATTGAATATATTGAATAAATTCTTCTCCTAGTGTTTGAAGTACATCATCAACTCTATTTGAATATTCACCAACTAAATATTGATAATTCTTAACTGGGTCTGTTTCATTGAAGATTAATTCAAAAACATCTTTATAAACTGAATTAAACTTTTTTACATCTTCAACATTAATTGAAGTTGTTCCTTGAGTTTTAAATCCTTGCAGTTTATTAAGAGTAGATCTTAAGTCAGGAAAATTACGACGGACAAATTCAACCAATGCTGGTTTTTCTATTGTCATTTCTTCTTTTCCACAAATATCATATACTCTTCTGATATATTTTTTTGTTAATTCACTTTCTTCTTCTTTATCAAAATCAAAGTTAATAACTTCGAAACGTGAAAGAATTGGATCTGGTAATTTATTGATATAATTACATGTTGCAATGAAGCGTGAATTAGATGCAAACGTTTCCATTGTCGCACGTAATGCTTTAAAGAATTGATCAGAGACACCATCGACCTCGTCTAGTATAACTACCTTAAATTTATCTCTATCATCTAGAATTGACATGGTTGAACAGAAGTCTGTAATTCTTGTACGTATAACATCAACTGAAGTATCTGTTGAGGCATTAATGTATAGGTAAGGAAGATCCCATTGCTGAACAATTGCCTTTGCTGTTGATGTTTTACCAGTTCCAGGAGAACCTGCGAAAAGCATGTTCTGTGTTAGACCATCTTTAAACTTATTCATTACTCTTTCTGGAAGAATTAAATCTGTTAAATCCTTTGGTCTATATTTTTCTGTAAATAATGCTTGAATCATCTAGTGTATATTTTAGTAATTATATCAAGAAATCACTAAATGTTTCAGTAATAAATACTATATGGCATATAATAAGAAATATCCTAATATAAAGAGAACTGGTGGACCTTATCCTAGGAATAGATTCGGTGTTCGCTACGACTCTATCTCTAAACAACAGCGTAGATTATTATTAGAACATCCTATACTCAAGGACCGTGCTCAGAGTGATCAGTTCTTACATATTATTTTTGAAGTATGCAGACACAGGCATGTTGATCGATTTGATAAATTTTATTATGATCTATCTACTGATTCTTTTGTAAATATGAGTGAATTAAAAGAAAACTACGATACTATTGATTGGGTATGTGCTATAAGCGGTAGAGATATCAGGTCTAATATAAATGATTTTAGTCCAAGTAATTTTATACATGAAGAATATTTAGATATATTAAATCCTAATTTTGTAGATGCTAGAATTGTAAAGTCTTCAGTTCTCTTTCAAAAACACGTAAAAAAACTCCTACTGAATCAACAGAAGGAGTTCTTAAAACTTGCTCGTAAAAATAGTAAATCCTAGATTAACTTTGAAAATTTATCTCTAATAGATAATCCTTCCGAAACCATTTGATCTGATTCCAATTTAGTAATTATCGAATTGTACTTTGTGTATAATTTTGTATTATGTAATTGCCAACTCGATTTACCTGCAATTTCCTCTGCTAATAAATCATTACCAACTTTTAAAGCTCTATAAATTAAAGATTCTTTTTGACTCTTTTCTTTATTTTCTTCATTGATGTTTGTAAACATCTCAGATATTAATGTATCAATCTGTTCTTCTAAAGCTTTCATATCTAACATTACCGTATCGAATGATTCTCCTAATTCAGATTTTTTCTTTTTAAAATCTTCTACTTTAGACTTTAATGACTCAATACTCTTTTTAATACCTTCTTTAGCGCTATCTGGAATTTCCTTGCCATCGCTTTCTCCAGTTTCTAATTTTTCTTCTGCATTTTTAATTTTTTTAGTAAGAGATTCTATTTGATCATCAAATGCTTTTTTCTTATCAGTGCTATCTGTTTCACCTGATACTTTTTTATCTTTGCCAGCAGCTGCATCCGCGTCTTTATCAGCTTTTTTTGCTTTTAAAGTTACTTTAGTTAATTTTTGTTTAGCATCTGAAAGGTCTTTCTTTGCACCTTCTTCATCTTCACCTTCAAGGCCTGCTATTTTAAGATTAATTTCTGCTATTTTAAGTCTAGCAGTTGCATTCTTTACAGGATCTTCGTCCTTTCCTGCGCCAGTAATTAAAGGCTTTCTTGCTTGTTTTAAAGCGCTAATTTTATCTGCTTTACTTTTTTCCTTATTTTTGTCTGCATCAGGTACATCTTCTTTCTTACCTTTTTGCTCTTTATCTACTGCTTTCTGAAGTTCTGCCTCATCTTCTTTACCGGGCTTTGAATCGTTATATGCTCTTTCATCTTCAGCAACAGCTAATTTTAATTTATTTATTTGATCTTTAATTGCTTTTTTCTGAGATGGAGATGCTTCACCTAAAGTAATTTTTAATATTTCCATCTTACCTGCTTTTTTCTCGGCAGATAAAGCATTTTTAACTACGCTTCCTTTTTTTCCATATTTATCATCAACTTGAGTTTGTAAGCTTGTCATAGTTTCTTTAGCAACCTCTAATTTAGCTGACATGGCATCTTTCTTTTTTCCAGCTTCAGCTGAAGCGATTGAATTTTTAACACCTGCTATTTTAACACCCATTGCATTTACTTTAGCCTGTGCTTTTCTAGCCTTAGGTGCAGTAACTTTCCAATCGTAAAATTTCTTAGCTCCTACTCCTAATGCAGCAATTCCACCAAGTGCTGCAGCTCCTGCAACATCTAGTGAATCTTCATTTAATGATAGGTCTTCAGTTAATTCACCTGCTAATGTTTCAAGTGAAGTCATAATATGATCTATATCACTAATCATATCTGTTCTATTTCCTGTTTCGATATTTACGTCTGATGATACTGTTGGTTCAACAGATGCTATAGGTTCAGATACAGTTGGTGTTGGGTTTAATTCTTCATTAATAACCTCTAACCATTTTTCAAATTTATCCATTTCTTGTTATTTTGATTTATATACTATATATCAACAAAAAAAGGGAAGCATTGCTGCTTCCCTTTCTTAAAATATTTGGTTGGTTGAATTAACCAATCAATTTAGAATTATACTAAGTTGATTAAGTTAGTCCAAGCACCGTCAATTGAGAATTGTACGTATTGAGTTTCTGCATGGAATCCAGCTTCAACTAATGCGAATCTTGACTTAACCGCAATTTTAGGAGCCATAGTTCCTTCAGCGATAGCTTGTACTGATTCTGCCATTAAGTAAGGCATGAATACTAATCCAGGACCGTTTCCGTCTCCTTTTCTACCAACAGATACTGAGTAATCTCCCCATGCCATTGTTGGATCAGTGTAAACATTGATTCCAGCAACAGATCCTAATGGATAGATAGCTCCAGCTGATTGAGAGAATGTATTAGACATTGGGTTAGCTACGAATCCAGCGATTGACTGTAATACTGTAGCAACTTGTGGTCCAACAACAGCAAAGTTACCTGCTCCTCTTCTTCCTCTGTTAGCGATTAAGTTAGCAGCAGCTAAAACTTGAGTTAAGATTGATCTGTGTGCAGATGCAACAGTATCTCCTCCAGTTAATGCAGATGCTTGAGGTAAAGTAATATCGAAACCTCCAGCAGTAAATGCTTCAGTAACGTTTTTAGTACCTAAAGTTCTAACTTCACTTAAGATGTATTGGTTAATAGACTGTGTTAATTCGTTAGTTAATACTGACTCAACTTGAGCAACAGCGTCAACACCGTATTGTTTTAAGTCTTGGATTTGCTCTCTAGTAACTGCAGCAGCAACTTGGAAAGTTTCAGCAGCAATTGATTTAGAGAATAAAGATAATCCCATGATTTTGTCATTAGTAGATTCACCCTCTTTTCTTGAGTATGGTGATCCATCAGCTTTTCCAGAGAATCCTGGAATGTGATCTTCTAATGCTTTTACTAATTCAGCGTCTGCGTATCTAGCAGCAATGTTTGCTTCACCAACAGCTAATGCATCAACAACTTCGATGATGTTTTTTCCGTCGATTCTAGATTCTCCAACTTTAACATCAGTACCTGCAGCAGCATCTGAAGTTTTGATGTAAGTAGGTGCAACACCATTATCTAATCTACCACCTTCGTAAGTAAAGTCTAAGTAAGATAATAATCCCATTGGTCCAGCCATAGGAACTACAGGTACTAAATCTAAACCTACAGTTTGTGCAGCAACTTGCATTGCTAAAGGTAATAATGAAGGAGCTTTATCTCCTGATCCTAAATCTGCAGAGTTTGGGTTTGCAGGTAATTTTGCAGCTCCCATACCAGCTAAATTCATAGATGGATCTAAAGACATAATGTTTGCGTCTTCGTATAATTTGTGGTTGTGACAGTAAGTCGACATCCATGCTAATTTCTCAGCGTCGTTGATTCCTGTAGCAGATTCGATGATCGGTGACCATGTTGCTCTAACTTCAGACTCGTTAATTAAATTTGCCATTTTTGTTATATTATTTTTTTTTAATGGTTTTTATTATTGTTTTCGATTGTCTTTCAGTTTTTTGCTTCTTAACTGATAATCGATTATGTTCATACTATATATCTATAATAATTTATTAAAAAATGAGTTTTTTCATTTTTTCATTTTTTTAATAAAAAAGATTAGAAAACTATTGCTAGTCTTCTAATCTTCTATTTTAATAAATTAAATTTGATTATTTGTTAAATCTACTCTTAAGTTGTAATGCAATTGATTCTGTATCGTATCCAATTGTTGGTTTAACTTCTTTCTTCTCGTTGATAGCTACTTTTTCCATAACGGTTGTAACTTCTCTAAGATCTCTAGTTTGCCAGAAATTTGCAACTTGATATGGTGTGTTTAACGTGAAGTATTTAGATTGAGATAAAATTTCATTCTTTTTAGCTTCTGATAAACCTGACCATGCATCTGAATATTCTGCTGGCATCATTGAAATCACATTAGGTGTAGATTTTGATGGTGCATCAGTAATTAATGCGTTTTGCCATAATCCTAAGATTTGACCTTCTGTTAAAAATCCTCTACCTTCTACCGCGTTTAATACTTTAGATTGATCTTCTTCGTTTAATTCGTTAAACTCGTTTCTTGAGCTTTCAGAAATAAAGTTAAAGAATCCTGGTGTATTAGATTTATTTTCAGTTGTTTTATTAATTAAAGATTGTAACTTTTCAGTTATTTCATTTTTGTAAGTTTGAAGCTCGTTAGATTCTTCAACTTCTTCAGTCTCTTCAACTTCTTCCTCTTTAACTGCTTCAGTTTCTGTAGATTCATGGAATTCTTGATCTTCTTCTTCAGTTTCTTCAACTGCTTCTACCTCTTCAGTTTCTTCAACCGCTTTAGTTTCTTCAACTTCTTCAGTTTCTTCAACTTCTTCAGTTTCTTCAACTGCTTTAGTTTCTTCAACTTCTTCAGTTTCTTCAACTGCTTCAGTTTCTTCAACTGCTTCAGTTTCTTCTGAGATTTCTTCTCCTTCAGCATCTCCTTCACCGTCAAGCTCTAAATCAGCTTCTACGTTTTCTGGCTCTTCAACGTCGTTTGCTACTTCTTTAGCGTCGTTTTCGTCTTCGATTTCTTCAACTTCTTTACCAGCTTCAGCTTCTTCTGAGATTTCCTCTCCTTCAGCGTCTCCTTCACCTTCAAGTTCTAGATCTTTTTCAACATCTTTAACTTCAGCTCCATGTTCTAATTCGTTTTCTTCAGCATCAACTGTAGGTTCAGTAACATCCTTTGCATCGTTTTCATCTTCGATTTCTTCAACTTCTTTACCAGCTTCATCTTCTAAAATTAAATTGGTATTTACAGTTTCAGCAACGTATTCTGCGTATTCTGTAACTTTTTCTAAGTTTTCTTTTAAATAGTCGATATACTTTAATAAACCTTCGTGAGTTGTTGCTCCTTCGTTATAAGATTCTGCTAAGTAGTTAGTGTACTCTTTAATTGAATCAACACCTTCAGCGATATGCTCAGAGTATTGAATTGATTGATCTAATTTTTCTGCAATACTTTCTGTGTATTGGATTGATTGATCCGTTTTTGTTGCTAATTCTTCGGCTGTATTAATAGACTGATCTAATTTTTCTGCTAAATATCCAGCATATTCTTTTAGATTTTCTATTTCTGTATCATTGCCATTTTCTTTAGCAGCTGCCATAGATTCTTTAATACTTTTCATTTCTTCAGAAAGATATTGTGAGTATTTATTAAAATCTTCAACAGTGATAAATTTAGATTCTGCCATTGTTTCTGTTTGTTTATTTTCGATTTTTGTTGTTTCTTCGTTTAAATTTGAGCTTCCACCGATTTCATAGATTAAAATATCAGAGTTGTTTTCAAATCCAAAAGATTCGTTAACTCTCTTTAATTCTGCGTTTTCAAATCCAGGATCTGCAACTAAATCATAAGTGAATAGTTGTTTAATCTTTACTTTACCATTAGATTCTACAGCACCAGCGGCTCTTGAAGAAATTTGAAGTGGTACTCCAGCATCAACAAGTGCTTTAGCTTGACGACCAGCGTCAGTATCTAATAATCTAATACGTCCTTTAATTTGCTTATTTGCTTCATCGTATGTTATTTCTTCAATAATGTGTGATACATTCTTTAAAGAAACGTCAAAATTTTGTGGATGATCTAATTCACCTAAAAGTTTAGATGCTTTGATTTTATCTTGTAATGATTCGATCTGTGGTAGATACTCTTCAGCAGTGTAAATACGGTTGTTTCTATTCTTCGTATCTAATTCGCCAAAAACTCCTTCTAATACATATACTCCGTTTTCTTCTTTAAATTCTAAACCCGAAGCAGATCTTTCTAAGATTAATAAGTCAGTTTTGCTCATTTTATTATTTTATTATATTTGTATTATATATCTTTATTAAAAAGTGTGATTTTTAAAAAATTAATTTTTTTAAATATCTGCTAAAGGATCTTCCTCTCCACCTTCTTCTTCTTTTTTCTCTTCTTCTTCCTCTTCAGTTTCTTTCGCTGTAATTTCTTCTAAATATTCGTTATACATTACAACTAAATTTTGCATATCTGCTTCAGTAAAAGCTGTATTACCATACTGATCGAAAAAATATTCTTTAAATTCCTTTTCAGTCTCAGAACTAACTATTGCTCCGATAATTTCTTGAGATTTAAGTTCAATCCCATCGTCTGTTGAAAAATCATCAATTTTAATATCAGAATCAGGTGTAACCGTTTTTGCGTCTTCGGCTATAAAATCTTCGTATAATCTTACTTTTTTCATTTTATTAATTTATTTTTATTATATATCCTCTTTACATTCCAGCGTCCATTGGGTCAACTTCAGGTTCTTCTGCATCTTTAGCAGCCTTTCTTGCTTTATAAGCTGCATTAGCTGCTTTATCATCTGGACTTAGTTTTAAATATCTATCAACTAAGAAGTCTGAATCAAAGTAGTAATCTTCTTCCATTGTTTCTGGGTTTGTTTCAACTAGAGAATCTTTTACAGAACTAATAAATTCTACTCTACGTTCCATGATTTCCATTTGTTTTAATTCAGCAAACATATTCTCTTCAAGGAATTGTAGAGATATTTGTGTTTTAAACGATGCATCATTTTCAAATTCAGGAAATTTTAAACACATTTGAATGTATAATGGTTTAACTAAAATTTCTTGGAATGTAGATCTTAAACGTTTAATAAATTTACCAAACTTGATCTCATCTCTAATCATACCATCGGCAGCTAAATTGAAATCTCCACCACCATCTTCATACATGAATCTATTAAATGGTATTTTAGAAACCATTTTTAATTTATCTGAGAAATATTTAAGAGCCTCTGTATCTGATAATTCAGGACCTTCTCCTCCTAGTGTTTCAATCTCCGGCTGTTCTCCATCTTTCGAAGGTAACCAATATTCTTTATTAAATTGTAACATTGGTTTACCGTCAGTATGCATACTTCCAGATTCCCAATCAAAATCTACAACTTCTTTATAGTTATTCATTAACTGAGCAAGTGATTGTTTTGCTCTTGTTTTAGATTTACCACCAACTGGGATTATAAATTTCATTCTATAAGAAGAATTAGTAACAGCCCAGATTACTCTAGTGTGTTCCATAATTCTCATTAAATTAAATGACCTTATAAGTCTCTCTAAGTAACTTACTCTCGAGGCTGTGGTAATTGATGAATAAGAAATATAAATGATCTGAGAGTCATATAGAACTCTCTCTTTAACTGGATCGTCTTTAAATTGAGTCCATACTTTCTTACCATCCGTTTTATTATATCCTGGAATTAATGTTATAGGATCAATTTCTTTAAATCCAATAATTTGAGTTTGCTCAGGGTTATAAACTATTTCAAAAGAAAGATAACCATCAACTAAGAACTTTCTATAAAAGTACCATGCCGATTGGTCTTGATTAAATCCAAAATATTGATAAATATCTCGATATGCTTTTTGTAAATATTTTTCAACTTCTTCACTAACATCCATTCCTATAAGTTCAGGAGTTGCAAAAAAGTTTTTATTATCATAAACAACTGATTCATCACAAAGAATATCTAAAATATCTTCGATTTCATCATACGTTGAAAATGCTCTTAATTCATTACGCTTACTTTCGTAATTTTGATCGAAGAACGGTATATTCTTACGCATTGTTGTATCAGACATTGAAAGAGCTGCAAACGCTCCATACATATCATCTGAGTCTACTCCCATTTGGTTTATTTGACCAAAACCTATTGCGTCTTCAATCGGACCTATTGCCTGTGATTGCCTAAGTACTAAATCATCATAATACATACCAAAAGAGCTTAGCTTTTTTAGCTGATCTCTCAGTGTAAATGATTTCTTGTTGTAGCTTAATGGTCCATTTCTATCTACGAATCCTGCCATTATAATATAATATTAATTTTGTTTATATATTCTTTTTTTATTTCTTAGAAAACAATCTTCTAATTTGTTTCATTGTAACACCATTTAAATCAATAAAATCACATAGTGCTATCTCTGGCCATTTAGAATAACTAACAACTGCTTGTTTTTGTTTTCTACTTGGTTTATATTGTCTGATTGCAAAATCACATCCGGATCTTTGTAAATACGATTTCATACCGTCGTACGTTATTCTTAATCCTCCTTGTGTTTTTGCGTTATAATATTTTACACCTGTTGAATTACTTTTTATTTGACCTTGTACCCTGCTATATAGATCATCTAATAAATCTTCTTTAACTCTAATTGGTAATAAATTTAAATTAACTCCTAAATCGTTGTTATTATCTAATTGTTCTAAAGCGAGTACTACTGGGTTTTTGTCGAAAAATTCGAGATCTGGTGTAATAGGGTCATATTCAAATATGTATATTTTTCCAGGTTCAAATCTATTTCTAACATAAGCTGCTTCTTTTACACTTTTATTACTAACACCATCATTAAACCATTTCTCAGCAGCCTTTCTGGCAGCTCTTTTACTACCAGCGCTTTTTGTTAATTCTCTTATTTGTTTTTTAACGTAGCCCATTTAATATAGTGTCTTCTGTTAATACTATAAAGTTCCAGTTACGACCTTCACAATATTCTTTAGCAGCATTGTATTTATCCATGTTTTTAACATACTGCTCTGCCAGAAATTTATAAGATTTTATAGCTTTTTTTGAATTTTTCTTAGGAGGTTCTGGTTTTTGAATTTGTGCCTTTGGTTTAATTTCAACTAAATATTCTTTATTAGAATTATCCTGTTGTTTTTGTTTAAAATAAAAATCAGGATAATATTTACGTGCCTTATTATCTTGTCTCGACCAATATTTAATTTCAACAGGCTCACTTGACCAATTTAATACTTTATCATTCATGTCACACCAAATACAGAATTTGCGCTCCCATGAGCTTCTGTATATAATCGGAGTTGGTCCGATATATTTCTCAGGAAAGTTAGGGATAAAATAACCTTGATTAAATCCTGAGTTTTTAGTTGGTTTAACATTCTTTATTGACATGTTATATTGTATAGATTCCAGACTGTTCTCCTCCTTTATCAGATCCATATCCATCAATTGATATAGTTCCTTTATATTTTTGTGGATGAATTTTATTCCATCCTTTAGCGTATCCTCTTTTTGCAATTTCTGTAAAATACGCAAATGCATTAGGATATTTAGGGTTAAAGTTTCTCCAATATTTAAGAAGGTCTAAAATAGCAAATTGAAGACAGTCATGTCTATCATCTTCGTTAACATATCGCATCTTATTTATTGCCTTTTCAGCAAGTAGAAGTAACATCTTCTCTGCTGTTGGAGTAAGTGTGTCTTGTTCTTTTGAAAGACTCATTTCTGCATGAAAATCTTTATTGTTAAGGTAGTTCTTTTTACGTGGCACTGTTTATAATTTAATTTATTTAAAGGTTATACAGTAAAAATGCAATTTGTTTATTAATAAAAAAAGGGAACTTTCGTTCCCTTAATTAGAGTAATATGTAATTCTTAATTACTTCTTTAACTCTGCAATTTTATTTTTCCAATCTAATATTTCTTTTGTAATAAGTATATCAGCTGCTTTTATTTCAGAAATTGATTTATCAGCCTCTGCTAATAAACCTCTTTGATCTTTTAAAAATGATACTATATCTTCGTATGATTCTATTTTTGCGTTTATGTCTGCTATTGTTTTAGATTCTCCTTCTAATAAATCTAATAAAAAAGAAGATGCGTCTAATTTAGTTTCTTCAGAGACTATATTAAGTGCTGTATTTGCAGAATCTGCTTTAAAAAATCTTGCAATTTTTGTTTCTGAATTAAATCTAGAAACATATACACTTTCGTTTATTTTAAATAAATCAACATTTATATTTTTATTATTAAATGAAGCTACAAAATCTAAAACTATAAAGTTTTCAATTAAATTTGGTAAAGATTCAAATAAATCAGATTTATTCTTATTATTATACCTTACTAAACCTGCTTGTAGAACGTGGTTTGTGAAAGAACCATTTATTTCAATTCCATTGACCTTAAAGATGTTTTCTTTAATCAGATATTCAAATTGAGAAGATCCATTATACCAGTTTATTTTATTAGTTAAAAATTCAAACGACTCAAATGCATTAATCGCATTTTTTAAAGTATTACTTATGTGTTCAGTTTCTGTTAGAATATCATTATTTAATTCAAAAGTTCTACCATTAATATAAAATGTTGAAGAATTTTTGTCTTTAAAAAATGGAGATAATATATTTGTTTTCATCGCTTGTTTGTTTTTTAATAAGTGACATTACTATTAGAATGCCCTACAACATACCAAGAGTCTTGATAATATTTAATACTTATTGCTCCTCCTGCTAAAATCTCAATTGACTGAGGTCCTTCAAAATTAGAAGTATCTATTTGAATAGTACCGTTTGCTGCTATAATAACCGATTCTTGTCCTATTGTTCCAGGGGAAAGAACAAGCGGTGATTGTTGTTGATTTGCGTCAATAATCAATGGTGTTGAATTAGAACTTCCAGCGTTTGGAATGTATCTATCACTTGCGTTAAACGAAGTGTCTGCTGCAAAATTGCTATTATTTTGAGATGGCTTAGATGTTAATGTAGAATCTATAACCATTGTAGTATCTCCTCTGTTTGTTGCTATTGTTTCATCTTCTAAACTTCCTTTTGAAACTACCGAAGATACAATTTCAAACATTCTATTACCAACATGCGTTTCTGAATCAAATTCAAAAGCAGGTATAAATGAATTTACTACGATTGGAAATGTTATTTTATATTTATCTTTATCATCAAAAGTAAAATCAATTGGATTTTGTATTTCAAAATCTTCAGGAATTGCATAATATGAATTTAATCTATATGTTGCCTCGTCTAAATGACCAACCTCAACATTAAAGGTATTAGACTTATATAAAGTCTTAACCATCATTTCAGTTATTTTAAAAGCATCTAATGTAGAGCTAACTAAAATCTCAATATCAAATGAAAGCTCTATAGGAATCATTTCAAATTCAGATTGATAACCTTCCATAGCGCCTTCGCTATTCATTTTAGTATAGCTTCCAACATTACGTTTATTTACTAAACTGCCTGAATCAATAGCCATTCCCGTTACTCTTGCAACTCCTCTTGGAACAACATCATAATTACCATCGGCAAACCCTACATCAGGGTGACAATCAGGTCCAGACGCTGTAGAAAATAAAAAATTATCTCTTAAAAATTGATCATCCCCTGTTATTGAATAATAAAAAGGAACATCAATTGCCTTACGGGTATTTGAATCTACTTGTCTGTAGAAATATAGCTTATTATTTAAGTCTGCTAATAAGCCTATGATTAAATGTCTAACGACACTGTCGTCTGAATTGTATTTTAAATTGTATGAAGCCATATTAATTTTTATTCTATAGCTTCTATCTCAAATTTAGAGAAGCCATTTTCTCTATATATTTGTATTTTTTTATCAAATAATTCATGTGGAAGAACTGAGTGATTAATTACAAATGTATTAATCTTGCTCTCTTTGATTACTTGACTTAATATTTTAAGAATATTATGAACCCCATCTGCATCTACTGAACTTAATAATTCATCTAAGAATAACAGATTTAATTGTGGAAATCTTAATTTTAATATTTTAATGATTGCAATAATAACAATAAAGTCTGCTTTTTTACGCTCGCCTGTCGATAATGTTAGTGGGTTGATGTCTTCTCCTAAGTGATTTATAATACAATCAAACTTATCGTTGAATCTAATATGAAACGGAAGGTGCATTGTTTGGGCCATTGCCGCTATGTTTGTATTTAGCCCTGGTAATATTGTTTGAATTGCCAAGTTTTTTACACCATCTTCACCTAATATTTCTTCTATATTTTCTAAAAAATAATAATCACTATTAACTTTAGACTGTGATGTTGTTTTTTCAGATTCTTGAGATTCAAACCCTTTAATTAATTCTTTCATGTGTGGAAAATTACCCTCACTGTCAATAGAATCTTTAATAGTAATTAACTCTTTTTTGAGATTTAATATATTTGTATTTATTGAAGCAACTTTTTCTCGAACCTGATCGTTTTTTTGATTCATTAAAAATATTTTATCTTTAATATCTAAAACATCTTTATTGGCATCTGCAATTTTATTAGGTAAATCTGATATTAAAGCTTCTAATTCTTTTTTTCTATCTTCATGAAAATCAGAAGTTAAAGGAGCCGTACAAGTTGGACATGAATTACTTTCATAAAGGCTTAATTTCTTTTTAAGTTCTTTTAATTCATATTCAAGATCTGATTTATCTTGAGTAGCGCTTTGATTTACTAAATTTAAATCCTTAATAGAGTTTGATATTTTAGTTTGTGCATCAACTAATTTATCTTTATTATCTCCATATTTTTTTAGAGTATTTTTTAATTCTTGAATTTTAGCTTTATCTTTTTTATTAGATTCAGCTAGCATTTCATTAAGTTTCATATTAACCGAAGTAATATTTTCAGTTAATTGTTTTAATTCTCTATCATAAACATCTAATTCAACTTTTAAACTTTTACGCTGTTCTTTGATTTGACGTTGCATATCATTAAGAATAGAAAATCCAAACATTCTATCTATGATTTGCTTTTTATCATTATTTGTCATTGTTAAAAAAGATTTAAAATCATTAACTGACAATATAATAATATTTTTAAATACATGGTATGGAATTCCAAATATTTCTTCTTCTAAATATTCTTGAACTGATCTTTTACCAGCTTTATCAAATTCAACTCCATTTAATTTAACTTCAAATTTATTAGGAGCTAATCCTCTTTCTATTGAAACTTCATTAGTTCCACATAATAAATTAACCTTTACCCAAAGTTCTTTATTAATTCTATTTGGCAGATCTGCCATTTTAACTCCTTCGACTTTACCATATAACGCAAAAACAATCGCATTCGCAATAGTAGTTTTACCGTGGCCATTTTTACCTAGTGTTAAAAATAACTCTGAAGATTCATCTTCAAATTCTAAACGTTGAATTGAATTTCCATAACTTGCAAAATTCTTAAATTCTATAGATTGGATTCTCATTTGTCGTTATCGTAATTATACGCACATAAATCATGCAGCTTCTTTATTCTATCTTTGATCTGTAATTTTGTTTCATCATCATGAGTCATTCCGTCGATATACATATTACACAAATGTAAAATGTTGTAATTTTTATACATATCTTCGATCTCATCCATGTCATACATGTCTTTATCTATAAACGTATCTTGTTCATATATGTTTGGTTCTATTTTACGAGCACCTTCTTGTATTTTATTAATTAATTTAGATAAAGAATTAGATGCTGCGATATAAGATGGAACAAATAGATCTACAAAATTATTTTCAATCTCATTTTTAAATTCACCTAAAGGTACATTATATAGACTTGTAAGATACTTCTTAATAAATTTAGGTGATCTAGTATTTTCAAAGAAAGTCTCGCTCATGTCACTTAAATCAACGAGGTCAAATCCTTTTTCGTTGTTTGCATCAGATCTAGTTAATTGATATGGAACGCCAACCATTCTTAATTTACCTTTACGTTGTCTATAGTGTATATGACCTGAAAAAACCGCTTCATAATTATCATAAGAATTTGCTTCAACTCCGTGATGATTTGTTACTTTAGAATTTAATTTAATACCTCTAACTTCAGAGTGACAAAAAACTATATTTGTATGTGGATATTTTGCTAGAGTTTCTACTTCATGTTCTGTGTCTCTTCTCCATGGCATTAATAAAACTTTTTTATTAGCCCATTTAAACTCTTTAGGTTCTTTATATATTGCTACATTTGGAATCCATTTTAAACTATCAATTGAAGTTACTTCATTGCTCTTCTTTGCCCATATATCATGATTTCCACATATCACATGGGTTGGTAGAATTTCTCCAACTCTTTCAAAAAAATCAACAGCATAATTTAATACCTTTAAATTTATACTTTGACGATTGTCAAACGCGTCTCCAACTTGAACTAATATATCTCCTTCCTTTACATTTTCTTTTAAAGTAGGTATAAATACATTTTCATAAAAGTCTTTTTGAATATCGAGCCACTCCATAGAATTAGAGCGAACACCTAAGTGCATATCTCCTAATATCCAAATCCTTTTAACGGGTTTGTTTAAGATTTTAGGGTCAATCATATTAGAATAATCTATTTATGTTTTTTCTTTGTAAAATATTAGTTCTTTCGTCTAATTGTTCAATTAGTTCTTCTTTAAATTTATTACCAAGAGATTGGTAAAAT